TGCATTTACTACGGAACAGATTACAGCTATAACTGTTTTTCATAGCGGCGGAAGTAACGCGTAGGAGGTTTAAGTGGCTTTCTCAGGCACAACTACATTCGAGAAATTTCTCTCGATCGATGATATTATAACTGAGGCTTTTGAAAGATTAGGCTTCTTTGATTATTCTGGTAATGATTTAAAATCAGCAAGACGTTCTTTAAATATAATGTTTCAAGAATGGGATAATAGAGGTTTGCATTTTTGGGAAGTAGCTAGAACAGCAATATCATTAAATGCTAGTCAAAACGAATATACAATTTTTAGATCTCCTTCTGATGGAAATGCAGATGGAATAGATACAACTTTAACATCTGGTATTTTATCTACAGCTACAACTATTCCTGTTGCTTCAGTTAAAAATATGAACAACAGCGGAAAAATAAGAATTAATTCTGAGGTTATATCCTACACATCTATTTCTGATAATAATATTATTTGTCCGGCTTCTGGACGTGGAGCAGATGGAACTACGGCTGCAGCTCATAGTTCTGGTGATGCCGTTGTAAATTTTGTTGATATGGTTTCAGATATTTTAGAAGCTAGTTTTAGAAATACAAGCGATGTAGACACACCGCTTTCAAAAATTAACAGATCACAGTATCAAGCTTTTTCAAATAAAACTTCTACAGGTCAACCATCACAATATTTTATACAAAGATTTATAGATAAAATTACAATAACTTTATATTTAACACCAGGTTCTAGTCAAGCTAGTGACTTTATTTATTTTTATTATGTTAAAAGAATTCAAGATGCTGGAGAATATACTAACGAAGCAGATGTAGTTAATAGATTTGTACCATGTATGTGTGCAGGTTTAGCGTATTACATGGCTATGAAAAAAGCTCCACAAAGAATACAAGAAATGAAATTAATTTATGAAGACGAATTGCAAAGAGCATTACAAGAAGATGGCTCTCCTGCAAGCGTTTACATTTCACCTAAAACTTATTATCCGGAGATATAATGGCAAAATTTGCAAAAGGAAAATACGCACTAGCAATTTCAGATAGGAGTGGTCAAGCATTTCCTTGGAGACAGATGGTTACTGAATGGAATGGTGCATTTGTACATACATCAGAGTACGAACGTAAACAACCACAGTTAGAACCTAAACCTTTTGTAGCAGACCCACAAGGTTTAGAACAAGCAAGACCTCAAAATTTTCCATCCAATCAAATTGGTGGTGGTAATATGGTAGCTAGTTTAACTTTACCTGGTGACTTTGCATTTCAAACTGTTAGTAATGGTAGTATGGTTCCTGATGATCCAGGAGTGATTAATGGTAGAAGACAAGCAGTAGCAAGATTAGGGAGTGTAACAATTAATATATCATGACGTACGCTGAATTAGTTCAAAAGATTAGAGATTATACAGAAGTGTCAAGTACAGTTTTAACTGATGCTATTGTAAATGATTTTATAGATGATGCTGAGTTTAGAATTTTAAGAGATGTAGATTCTGACAATAACAGAAGATATGCAACAGCTGCTTTAGCAAGTGGAACTAGATTTATTCAAACTCCAGATAATACTTTAGTAATTAGATCTGCTCAGATTGTAGATTCTGATGGAGTAGGTCAAGCTAATAATAGAGACTTCTTACAATGGAGAGATACTAGCTTTATGTCTGAGTTCAACCCTAAAGGAGATACTGGGATTCCAAAATACTATAGCTGGTGGGACAAAAACCACATTGTATTTGCTCCTACGCCAAATGCTAATTTTACAATTCAGTTAAATTATATCTTGAAAGATGCTGGATTATCGGCTACAAATACTACTACATACATAAGTTTAAATTTTCCCAACGGACTATTGTATGCATGCCTAGTCGAAGCTTATGGCTTCCTAAAAGGCCCACAAGACCTCTTGCAATTATATGAACAAAAGTATAAACAAGTGGTTGAAGGATTTGCAATTGAGCAAATGGGAAGAAGAAGACGAGATGAATATCAATCAGGTGTTCCTCGAGTCGGAAAATAAAAGTTAAGGAGAAAAAACTATGGCAATAACACAAGCAATTTGTAATTCATTTAAGAAACAGCTTTTAGAAGCTGACATGAATTTCAAACAAACTGGTGGTGACAAGTTTAAGATAGCTCTTTACTCTTCAACAGCAACTCTAACATCTACAACAACTGCCTTTACAGCAACAGGTCAAGTTGCTAACAGTGGTCAATACACTTCAGGTGGTGGACTACTTGTTAACAATGGAACTTCTATCACTGCAGGTGTTGCTAGAGTAGACTTCGCAGACAGATCGTTTACTGGAGTGACGTTAACAGCTAGAGGTGCTTTAATTTATAACACATCGTCTGATACAACTAATGCATCAGTATGTGTTCTAGATTTTGGAGCAGATAAAACAGCTACATCAGGAACGTTCACTATTCAGTTTCCAGCGCCAACTTCAACAGCAGCGATATTAAGAATATCGGGCTAATAGGAGGTAAACTCCTATGGCGAGTAAAATTTATACAGTTACCGTTGCAACCGGTAGTTCATACGGCGGTGGTACAGGTAATGTATATTATTTAGACGGCGTTCGAAATGCGACTGGACCAGGTACAGTAGATTGGGTTGCAGGTGCAACAATTCGTTTTGATCAAAGTGATGGAACTAATGATAATCATCCATTAGTTTTTTCTACTAACACAAGTACGTCCGGAATAATTTCTGCGAACGTAACTTATTATCTTGACGGATCTAGCAATCAAGCAAACTACACTAACACAACTACATTTAATAATGGGACTACGCGGTACATTGAAATAACTCCGCAGAGTCAAACAGATTTTTATTATCTATGCTATATACATGGTATCGGTATGGGTGGTGTCATGAACATGACTCAAGATACTTGGAGTGCATTAGCATGGAATAATGGTCAATGGGGCGATCAAGACAACATAACTTTACAACTTTCTGGTTTTCCTTTACCAATGGAACTTGGAGATGAGTCTTCAACTCCTAGCTCAGGTTGGAGCTCTGCTTCATGGGGTGATAACTCTTGGGGTAGCACAAATAATTTCTTACAGCCAACAGGTTTTGCTTTAAGTGCTAATCTTGGAACTTTAGATGCAGTCTTTCCTAGTTCTGGATGGGGTGGTGAATCCTGGAGTGAAGGAACATGGGGTAATGTTGGAACCGGAGATCAGATTGTAACTGGATTTGGTTTAGGAGTTGCTCTTGGAAATGTAGGACAAACATCAAGCACAGGTTGGGGAAGATCAACTTGGGGTTCTCAAGTATGGAATGGTTTTGCAGATGTAATTCTTACTGGTCAAGTAATGACCGCAACTGTTGGTGATGAATTAATTAATACTGATATTAACTCTGGTTGGGGTGGTTCTCCATGGGGACACACTGGTTGGGGTGCATACGGAAACGCATTTATAAGTGGAAATGCTATTTCAGCGACGCTTGCTAGCGTAACAATCGATAACGAAATTAATACTGGTTGGGGATCTGACGGATGGGGTGTTGAAGGATGGGGAGCATCTATTCAAGTAGTTTCTGTTTCAGGTCAAACTATGACAGCCGCAGAAGGTTCTAGCGGAATAGAATTTGATGGAGATTCAAATGTAACAGCTGTTGGTAGATCAATG